CGAAACCCAGTACGCCCAGAAGATCGCCGAAAGGGCTGCCTTAAATGGCCAGCCTTTTGAACCCGCCTGGCTGCTCGCCGAGGCGCACCCAAAGAAAACCGCTGCCTAAACCCCTTCATTAGCCGCAAGGAGCATCACCCATGAGCGAAGAACCATTAGTGCCAGAAGAGGCGCATCACAGCCGTAAGAACATCAACCAGATCAAGGTATTGCTGGATGACAAGTACGAAGGACTTTTGGACTACGCGGCGCAGATTCACGGCACCAAGAAGTCTGTGCTTGCCCGCGAAGTCTTGAAGTCCTGGCTGCTTGATCTTGTTGGTAAGTCTATCCGCGATGACCGCGCGGCCTAAGCGGAACCGTAGGGACCCAGTAGGGACCCGAAAGGGACTACGCAGGTACTGGAGGCTGTATGCCAGAAGAGAAAGGCATGGAGCTTGGGGATTTACTTGATCCGGAAGAGTTGCGATTGCTGGAAGTAGAGGCGGCGAAGCGGGGGATGACCCCGGGAGAACTGGCGAAGCTTGGAATCCAGCAGGAGTTGACCAGAAGGACCAGGCCAAGAGCTATGACCGGGACGATTCAAGCGTTCCGCAAGAAGTGATCCACCAAATTGCAGGCACAAAAAAGCCGACGGTCGAGGTCGGCTCTTTCTACAACATTTGCGGAGTCGATTATGCACCCCACAACTTCTACGCACAATAGCCCGCCTGACTCGTCAGTTATGCGGGCTTCTTTGAATCTGCGGCAGCAGTCCATGTCATCTAGGGAAATTTCAGACTTGCTGAATTCCCGCCACGACAAGGTGAAGCAGTCCATTGAGCGGCTTGCCCAGCGCGGCACTATCGTCCGTCCCCCAATGGGGGATGAACAAAGCACTGACTCTCTTGGGCGCCCCCGCACCGAATCCGTTTACCACGTTAGCAAGCGCGATAGCTTCGTGGTGGTCGCGCAGCTCAGCCCTGAGTTCACCGCCCGGCTGGTTGACCGTTGGCAGGAGCTTGAAGCGCTGACCGCCGGCGCCAGCCGAATTCCCGTGAACTATGCGGAAGCGCTGCAACTGGCCGCAGATCAGGCGAGAGAGAGCCAGCGCTTGCTTGGCGTGATCGAGCTTCAGGCGCCAAAAGTGGCCGCCATCAACCGCCTGGCCGCCGCCGGTGGCGCAATCTGCATCAGTGACGCCGCGAAGCATTTGCAACTCAAGCCCAATCAGCTTTTCGCGTGGCTTCAGCAGAATAAATGGATTTTCCATCGAGGCGGCTCGACACGCTGGACCGCGTTCCAGCCGCGCATCACTTCCGGGCTGATGGTGCACAAGGTCACAGAGCTGAAGCCAGACGCAGAGACCGGCGTCGAGCGTGCTGCCTTCCAGCCCCTCATCACCCCCAAGGGCCTGGCCCTGCTTGCCGAAAAGAATATTGGAGCTGTGCAGTGAGCGTTCAAGCAATGACCTGGGCTATGGACATCCCGACTTCCTCCCTGGACAACCCCGCTGCACGGCACGTACTGCTGTGCATGGCGAACTATGCCGGTCCTGAAGGTCGGGGCGCCTTCCCTTCGGCGTCGACTATTTCGAAACAAACCGGGCTTTCGGAGCGCACTGTCCGCCTGAAATTGGATGAACTGGAGAAGGCTGGGTGGATCGCCGAGGGCAATCAGGCAATCGCCGCCGCCTACATCGACCGCCGCGACCGGCGCCCGGTGGTGTATGACCTTCAGCTTAAACGGGGTGCAAATGCCGCACCCCGTAAAGAGCGGGGTGCAGATGACGGCACGGGGTGCAGCTCACAACCGTACGGGGTGCAGGAAAAAGCAGAACGGGGTGCAGCAGCTGCACCCAATACACCATTGAACCATCAAGGAACCGAAGAGCAGCAGCAGCGCGAGCTTTCGGACTTGATCGAGGAGCAAGACAGGCAGGTCATCGATTCGCTGGATGATCGCCAGCGCTTCGCTATGTTCGCCGCCTGGGAGCCTGACGCAAAGGGAATGGCCGATCAGTTGGCTATCGCGGGTTTGCCTGCTGAGTCGGCGACCGAGGATGCGCAGAGAACGTTCAAGGGGTTTTTCGTGGCTCGCTCCTCTGTCGTGAACAGCGCCGCCGGTTGGTGCTTTGAGTTCGTGAAGTGGATCAAGCGGCACCGCGTCCAGGCAGCGGCGACTCCTGCGGATGAGGGCGCCGAGCCCCAGGCCGACTGGGCAGCCAAGGGGGTGATTCTGTGAATGGACCAACCCGTGCCGGTTATCTGGTCGAGCATCGCCGAACTGATCCAGCTTACTGCCACGCACCTGCCGTTGCCGTCGAGATTGATCCGGCCACTCAGCAAGTTATCGATGAGTTATTTCTCCGACTGCAGGGCGCTTGCGGTGCGTGGCGCCAGTCCTGGCCGAACCAGAAAATTATCGACGCTTCGAAATTGGAGTGGCTTGCCGAGTTCATGCGTTCAGGCATCACGTCCATGGATCAGTTGCGCCACGGGATGCGGGTGGTGAGTGCCAGCAAGTCCGCGTTCGTACCTGCGCCGGGCGTGTTCGTCAGTTGGTGTTTCGCCCCGGAAGGCCTTGGTCTGCCAAGCGTCGAGACGGCCTATTTGCAGGCCATGCGAAATTCTCACCCAGGCATGGAAGGGCGCGGCAAATGGTTTCACCCGGCGATCTATCACGCCGCCTCAGTGGCTGGATTCCTCAGTCTTCAGACACTGCCCCGTGAACTTGGCCTTTCGCGGTTCGAGCAGAAGTATCTCGACCAGTGCCGGAAGATCTGGCGCGGAGACGTCATTCCACCGGTTCCGGTCGCGCGCATTGAGCCGCCTGGAACTATCACGCCAGAGGTGGGCAAGAAAGCCTTGGCCGAACTTCGCGCCCGCCGCGCTGGGAGCAATCAATGATCGATCCAATGCTGTTGAAGCCTGAGTTGAGCCGGTACCGCTTTGCGTTGTACTGCTGCGGGCACCGAATGGATCTGACCTTTACGCCTCAGCCGCCAGTCGCGCTGTACAGCGATGAGAGCGTGGCCCGTGCCCATGGCGCCCGGCTGTGGCCGACCACGTTTTCCGTAATTGATTTGGAAGAGGTCGAGCGCCCATGAAGCAGAGCAAGTTGACTCGGGCGGCGCGTGGTCGTGAATGCCAGATCCGTGTGACGGGCGTTTGCAACGGCAACCCAGAAACCACTGTCCTGGCGCATTTCCGAATGTCCGGTACTCGCTGCGGGGTCGGCCTCAAGCCGAACGACCTCCAGGCCGCTTGGGCATGCAGCTCCTGCCATGACGCGGTCGATGCGCGGGTCAAGACCAACTTCTACCACCATGAACTGCGTGTCATGCACCTTGAGGGCATTGTGCGCACCATTGATATTTTGGTCGCGGAAGGGAAGGTGGCGGCGTGACTGGTGGTCTGGAGCTGCTGCTGCCGTGGCCACCGAAGGCGCTCAGCCCGAACGCCCGAACTCACTGGGCTGCAAAGAGCAAGGCCGCGAAGGCCTACCGCAATACCTGCTTTCTGCTGTGCCGCCAGGCTGCATTGCCAGTGCCCGTTGGCCGTGCGCTGTTGTCGCTGGAGTTCATCCCGCCTGATCGGCGTCGGCGTGACGATGACAACTGCATCGCGGCCTTCAAGTCTGGCCGTGATGGCGTGGCCCAGGCCCTGGGCATCGACGACAGCCGTTTTGTCACCCAGCTGCAGATCAGTTCTGAAACCATCAAGGGCGGTGCGGTTAGGGTGCGCATCTCCGATTACATTGAGGGCAATGCATGAGCACCGCGGTGGTCAAGATCACGGATGCCGAAATTAAGCGGCAGTCGGCCGGCGCCGTCCGGGATTTGCGGGACATCGAGAATCGTGGCCTGTACCTGCGCTTCGCACAGGACCGTGCCCGAGCGTCGTGGTATCTGGTGCTGCGCGGCAAGTGGAACCTGGTCGGCAACTTTCCCGACCTCACGGCAAAGCAGGTCGTCACGGCACTGCCGGGCATTCGCCTGCGGCTCGACGCCGGCGCCGGTTCAACTCTTTCCAAATGGGTGACCACCCGCGAGCTGCTGGACTGGTTCGCTGATCGCATGTCGCGGGACCGCAATCTATCGGACAAGCGCAAGAACACCGGCGCATCGGCCATCAAGTGCCATCTGATACCGCGCCTGGGTGAACTCCCGCTGACCAGCATCGACAAGGCCACGCTCGATAGCGCGCTGATGTGGCCGCTTCAGGAAAACATCTCCATTGACTATGTGCGGTCGGTGTTCCAGCTGCTGGCCCTGGCCTTCCGCCAGGCGTTCAAGCTTCGGCTGATTTCGGACAATCCAATGAAAGACATCAAGTTCAAGGACTTCTCCACGGCCAAGGTCGGGATCAAGCCTTCGCGTCTGCGCGGCACCCAGTTGCAGGAACTGCTGACCAGCCTGGCGGGTGCGCTGTCGCAGACCCCGGCTGACGGCATGCTGGCGCTGATGATGCTCTGCCACGGCACGCGCATCGGCGAAACCCGGCAAGCCCGGTGGTCCCACATCAGCCTGGCCGAGCGCGAATGGTTCATTCCGGGCGAGCACACCAAGACCAACGCCGAGCATCACCTGCCACTGACTGACCAGGTGCGGTGCCTGCTGGTCTGGTATCGGGAACAGCAACAGGCCACGGGCTACGACGGGCAGTTCCTGTTCCCTGGGCGCAGTGGTGAAGGGCTGAGCGAGGGCAGGGCCAGCGCGGTGTTCTCCCGTGTTGGCCGGGGCGAATGGACCAGCCATGATCTGCGCAAACTTGCTCGCACCTGCTGGGCTGATATCGGCATCGACCATCTGATCGGTGAGCTGCTGATCAACCACGCCATGGGCCATAACGTGAAGGTTTACGTGCAGTCCGGAGTGATGGACCGCAAGCGCGATGCCTTGGAGAAGTGGCATGCCCATCTAGACGAGAAGGGCATGACCCTCATTCACGCATTGACCGGCTTTAGATACGAAGATTCTCATAACTCCCTACAGCCCACGGACGACGTGGCCTCTAGCGCAGATGCCAACACCACCATAGGCGAGGTTTCAAAATGATGATTTTGCTTCAAAAGCACACCGGCCTCGCTGTTAATCCCGCCGAACTCAGCTCTATGACAACGCGCCGATCCAACGGGTACATGTTGCTTGAGGTGAAGATGCGCAATGGTTCGCTGCATCTCGTCAAGCATTGCCCTGAGTGCGCTGACGGAGACGACATCTACGTCCTGCACAAGCAGTTGCTGGAGGCACGGTGAAAAAGAGCCATGGCCCAGCTTTCCGCAAGACGGTGCGTCCGCTCCGGGAATGCCAGGGCTGTCGCGGTACCGGCCTGGTTAAGGGCATGTTTTACGAAATGGATTGCGCTGCATGTAACGCATCGGGTTGGGTCTGCGCCGAAACCGGCCAGGCCCTGGAGCTGCCCGAGCTGGTCCTGCAACTGAATATGAAGCTGCGAGCGATGGCTCGAGACCTGGCACAAACCGGGCACCCAGGCGGCGCGCAGCAGCAGTACGAACAGAACAACCGCCGGGGTGCCGGCGGATCGAATTACACCGGGGATTAGGGGCAGTCATGAGCATTTATTCGAGCGTACTGGGTGGTGTGGTGTCGGCCCTGGCGGCCGAGGCAATCGACAACACCAGCAAACAGGCCTGGCAGAAGCTGTATAGCCCACATGAAGAAGAGCAGCGCGACATGTCCTCGCTGTTTCGAAGCGGTACCGGCGGGGCTATTGATCGCACCCAGGCGGATTGCTGGCTCGCGGCCCGGCTGCATCACGGGCTTGAGCAAAAACATATGAGCGCTTTGGTCGCGAAATACAGCACCCACAAGGCAAAAAAGGTGCAGGCCATCAGTGAATTGCGCTTGCTGGTACGAACGCCTGCGCCGACGCTCTTCGTCTATAAGGCTGTGACGGCCTGGGCCATCCCAAAACTCAAAGGCGTTGATCCGTTCGTGAGCAAGAACGTGACCATCACCATTCCGCTGGATACGCCTGATTGGCGTCGCGACGCCCAGGTCGCTGCATCCATTGCAGCGGGGAAGGCCAGCAACAAGAAGGCTGAATCTAGATCCGCCGACATGATCGTCCTGTCGAAAAGCTTCTATGACATGAACACTTGGGACCCAGATGCGCGGCCCGAATCTACCCGCCGCGAATGGCGCCGCAACATCCATGCCGCGCTGGATGCATTGGTCAACGAGGCGCTTTGCCACGCCGGGGAAATTCTCGACATTGAAGGGCTCATTATTTCGGACGCAGCGTAGTACTCAGTTGACACTGAATCAGCGTTCCATCACTATTACTCCCATCCTGTCATTCCTGCGTGTGTAGGACTGACCATAAAGAACCCGGCCCCTGAGCTGGGTTTTTTTATGTCCGCGTTTTCTCTTGAACTCCAGGTGCAGCAGCGCCTTTGACCGCTTCCTGAGCGGTCCTTTTCTTCTCGGAGCATCACCCAATGGAACCAGCGACCACTGCCGCAGGAGCACTGCTGGCCAAATATGGCGTTGCGACTGCTGGGTTCGCAGGAGCGATCCTTTCACTGACGTTTCTTCGTGGACTGACGCGCAAACAAGCGGCAGCTGCGGTGCTGACAGGCTTCCTGTCTGCAATCTTCACGACCTCTTTGGTGGTCCAGTATTTCAAACTGCCGACGGACTCTGATTCGCAAAACGGGGTGGCCTTTCTGATCGGCTTGTTGGCGATGAACATCATTCCAGGGTTGAAAGCCCTCGCCGGGTCGATCACCTCAGTTCGAGGTGCATAACCATGAACACGTTTCTTTCTGCTCTTGACGCAGTGCTGTGCGGGCTGGTTGTCCTCGCTGCAGCTGAATACCTGCGTCGCATCCGCCCCATGAGTCAGATGCTACTGGCGGCCTCGTTTTATCTGGTCGCTATCTCGGCATTCGCGAGCGTGGTCAACCTGATGCTCGGTCATGTGCCGGCCGTGCCCGCGCTTCTCATGCACGCAGGCGTCGTCAGTTACGCCTATGCCCGTCGGCATTTTATCTTTGAGCCGGACTGGCATGGCCAGGAGCGCCGAGCGCAAGAGCGTCGAGGTGCTGGACGATGAACATTCTTAAATCCATATGGGCCTTCGTCAAAGGGCCTTTCACTGAGGTGTCTGCAATGCCTGATGACCTGATCCAACCCGGTACCACCGATTCGACTGCTCAAGCTGTTGCCTTGAACGCCGCGGCAATGAAAGTGGCGCTTCCGCAGCCTGCGACTAATCAAATCGCCACCGACACGCCGGCGCAGATTTCTTCGCCAGCCGCCGTTGACGCTCCTGCTCCCGATCTGGTCGAGACTCTGGAAACCATCCTGAAAGCCCTGGGTCATCAGCTGCCGGTGTTTTGGGATGAAGCTGTAGCCCTGGCCAAGAAAGCTCTTTAACCGAGGACCATGACATGGACAAAACCAAAGCCGTCGTAACCGCTGGTGTTGAGATTCAAAAAGATCAGGTGGGAGCTGGTGCGCACAACCATCCGGGGGAGGTGCCCTGCCAGATGATCGAAGGCTCGTTCATCGATAGGCCGGACGTGGTCGAAACCACTTTGGCCGCTGTTTTGCAGTCCCGTTTAGCATCATGTGCAGTCGCCCACTTGCTTTCGGAGGCAGTAACTTGCGCCGAAGCAGTCAAGGCTGCTTTTGAAGCTCTGCGCGCAAACACAGAGTGAGCACTGTATGCCCAGCCCAATCGATATTTCCGTTCGGGCAAACGTCAAAGAGCTGCAGCGATCGCTCTCAGCCCTGGCCTACCGACAACTCAACTTCGCCACGGCCCAGGCGCTGACCGCAATTGCCAAGCAGGTGCAGGCGGCTGAGATCAGCAACATTGCCCATGTTTTCAAGCAGCCCAAGCCGTTCACGAAAAACTCCGTCGGTGTGATCGGTGCCCGCAAGGACACGCTAAAGGCCACGGTTTATGTTCGCCCCATCGCGGCTAAGTACCTTGAGCCCTACGAGGAAGGCGGCACGCACTCACTGCCAGGTCGTGTGTTGTTCAACCCCAAGAACATCAAGCTCGACCGCTATGGGCAATTGCCCCGCGGCGCGCTGGCCAAGCTTCGTGCTCGGCCTGACATCTTCGTTGGTGTGGTCAAGACCAAAAGCGGGCCGGTCAACGGCGTATGGCAACGTATCCCTGCCAAGAAGGCTGGCCGCCATCGACGCGGCGCTCCAGTGCAGCCAGGTAAACCGGGTCACCTGAAGCTATTGATCCGCTTCGGTGAGGCCCTGACAGTCAACAAACGGCTCAACTACCAATCCATCGCGCAGAAGGTTGTCGCTCGACGATTCGACGCGGTGCTCAATGAGATGCTGGGGAAAGCCATTGCAACAGCCAGGTAGTGCGCCGCCTGTTGTGTTCCTCGATATGGATGGCGTCATCTGCACACGCAAGGGCGCTGGCTGGAGTATCACCGGACAACCGTTGGTGCGTAGTCGTCTTCGCTTGCCAGTGCGTGCCATTGATCCAGCCACGGTGCAACACCTCAACGACATCTGCATGCTGACCGGTGCGGTGGTCGTGGTGTCCAGCATGTGGCGCATCCATCACGACGTTCCAAGGATCCTATTGGCCCGTGGCTTCACTGGTCGTTGCCATGTGGAATGGCGCACTGATGCTGATGGCCCGCTGCGAAGCGATGAGATTGCACGCTGGCTTGATGCGCATCATTGGCCAGCTCATGTGGTGATCGATGACAAGTCCAGCGAGTTGGCTGCGTTCGAGCAAAGGCTGGTGCTGACTCACAACTACCACGGCCTAACGCAGCACGATGCGGCCAGGGCTGTCGATGTGCTAATGGCTCAGGCCGAGCGGTGAGCACGACCACGGCGCGCGCAAGGGGTGGTCAGGCGGCCCCGACGGACGGTCGCCACCCCCATGGGTACCCCCCCCCCCGGTCGTGGGTCCCTCCTGGGCCTTCCGACATCGAGGGCATTGCGCAGCGCGCTGTTTCTCTAGCTGCGTAATTTTTCAATTTGGGTAACAGGTAACAAGGCGCCCCCATGAATCAGAGCGAGTTCGCGGCACTTCACGGCGTCAGTCGCAAGACCGTCACCAAATGGAAAGAGCGCGGCTGGCTTGTGTTTGCGGGCAGCACACTCGATGTCGAAGCGTCGAACGTGCTGATTGCAAAATATCGGCGCGATGGGATCGAGCTTGTTACCCAGACGACCGAGGGTAACAAGGCAGCACCGAAAAAAACTGGCGTTACCTCCGCTTCTGCGCAGGTAACAATCAAGCCCGGTGAGACAGTTGAGCAGGCCACAGCCCGCATCTTGATTGCCACCGGCGCGAACATGAATATCGACGAGGCGAAGCGGGTCAAGGAGAACTACCTGGCTCTGCGCGAACAGCTCGAATATGACCGTGAAGCGCGCCTTGTCGTTGCTGTCCAGGATGTGACCCGCGCGGTAGGTGAGGAATATGCAAGAGTCCGCACCCGTTTACTGTCCATCCCGTCAGAACATGCGCCCCGCATCCACCGCCTGAAATCCGTACTGGAGATTCAAGACACCCTGCACGGAATCATTGTTGAAGCGCTTGAGGAGTTGACCCGTGACGGAGATGGGATCAGCCCTTGATGGACGCCGATATGCCGAGGGCTATGCCGCCCTAAAAACCGGGTTGTTTGATGCCAGGCGCCGGAACATTCAGCCGCCACCCAAGTTAAGCCTCAGCCAGTGGGCAGAGCGCTACGCGATGTTGTCTCCTGAGACCAGCGCTCAAACCGGCCGATTTCATGCCTTCCCGTACCAGAACGGGATCATGGATGCGATTACCGATCCGACCGTCGAGATGGTTTCCGTGCAGAAGTCGGCCCGGGTCGGTTACACCAAAATCATGGACCACGTCGCCGGGTTCTACATTCATCAGGATCCAGCCCCGATTCTTGTTGTTCAGCCACGGGTGGAGGACGCCGAGGACTACAGCGTCACCGAAATTGAACCGATGCTGCGTGATACGCCAGTTCTGGCCGAGATCGCGGGCGACCTGAAGAAGAAGGACTCGAAACAGAAAATCGCCAAACGGGTGTTCCGCAACGGTTCCTCAATGTCCTTTGTAGGCGCGAACAGCCCTGGCGGCTTTCGGCGTATCACTGCCCGTGTGGTGATATTCGACGAAGTCGACGGCTACCCGGTCATGGGCGCCGGTAAGGAAGGCGACCAGATCAAGCTGGGTATCAAGCGGACGGAAAGTTTCTGGAACCGCAAGATCATCTTGGGCAGCACCCCCACGGTCAAGGGTGAAAGCCGGATCGAGAAGAGCTACGCCAACAGCGACCAGCGCAAGTACTTTGTGCCTTGTCCGCATTGCGGCGAGTACCAGGTGCTGGAGTGGGGCGGGCCCGACACCCCCTACGGCATGAAGTGGGACAAGGACGAACACGGCGTCGGTATTCCGGAGAGCGTGTTCTATGTCTGCAAAGCTACCGGCTGCATGATCCTCGAAAGCGATAAGGAGGAGATGGTCCAGCGGGGTGAATGGCGCGGCACGAAGCCATTCAAGGGACATGCTGGCTTTCACATCTGGGCCGCATACAGCCTGTTCGTGAACGCTTCCTGGCGCAATCTCATTGCCGAGTGGCTGGAGGTCAAGGATGACGCGCTCATGCGTCAAACCTTCATCAACCTGGTGCTGGGCGAAACCTACGAGGACCGTGGGGATCGCGCCCTGCAGGAAGATCGTTTGGCGGCGCGATGCGAGGTCTGGGGGGCCGAGGTGCCTGATGGTGTCGCCGTGATCACAGTCGGCGTTGATACCCAGGGCGACCGCTTCGAATGTGAAGTGGTTGGCTGGGGTACAAACGAAGAGAGCTGGTCTATCGACTTTGAGGTAATCGAGGGCGATATGGAAACGCCGGAGCCCTGGAACAGGCTCGATGCCTATTTGCAGCGAATCTGGTACCGCGCTGACGGGCGCCCGTTTGAGGTCATGGCGGTTTGTCATGACTCCGGCGGCAACCACACGCAGAAGGTGTATGACTTCGCTAAAGCGCGCTTGGGTCGGCGCGTTTGGGCTATCAAAGGTGAGTCAGCAGTTGGCGGAAAACGCTCGCCAGTCTGGCCGACCAAGATACCAAGCAAGCGCAACAAGGCCTCGTTCCGGCCGGTAATCATCGGTGTGAACGCCGCGAAGGACTCCGTCCGATCAAGACTTCATCTGGTCGATCACGGCCCTGGCTACATGCACTTTCCCACTGATCGAGACATCAATTATTTCGCGCAGCTCACCTCTGAACGATCAGTTCTCAAGACGTCGGGCGGGCAGCGTTACCGAGTTTGGGAGCTACCCCCCGGCCGCGCAAACGAAGCTCTGGACTGCCGGGTTTATGCCTATGCCGCACTTTGTGGGCTTCTGCACATGGGCCTGAAGTTGAACAAACGTGCCGATGAGGTCAACGCCTTGATCGGTATCCCTGTGCAGAGGGTGTCGCAGGTGGCTCACGCTGAATCTGTTCCGACTGTATTGGCTTCCGAGTCGCAAAAACCCAAAGCGCGCAAATCGTCCATTTCACGAATGGCGTAGGAGATTCCCATGTTCACACCACGCCTCAACAACCTCAGTGGCGTTGCGCCGGCCACCCTGCAACAGTGGTTGGCCGAATCGCAGCAGGCGCTTCATGACCTGAGTACAGGCGCGAAGGGCGAAGCCTACAGCTACACGCAGGGCGATGGGTCGCGGTCCGTGACCTACACTCGCGCCGATATCGGTGCCTTGCAGGCTCACATCACAGCACTGTTGTATGCCCTGGGCATGAAGCGGCGCCGCGCAATCAGGCCGGTGTTCTGATGACAAACGAATCGGTGATTCTTGATTCTCGTGGACAGCCCCTGACACCCATGCCACCGAAGGCCAGGGGCAATGCCACCACCCTGACCGAAGGTATGGCGGGTCAGTCGGTATTTCCCTACGAGGCCTCGAGCTGGTCCACGCAGGAAATGGGCAACTGGCTACCTTGGATTCGCTCGCCCGATGCGGAGATCAACCAGTTCCGGGACCGCATGGTGGCTCGCCACCGTGACCTGGTGCGCAACGACGGCCTGGCGGCTGGCGGTATTACCCGCATCCTCGACAACACCGTCGGCGCATCGCTGCGGTTGTCGGCAAACCCGGACTACCGCGCTCTGGCTGCGTTGACCGGCAACCGTAAGTTCGACGCGGTCTGGGCCGAGGAATTCCGGCGAGCCGCTGAGGCTCGCTGGCGTGGCTACGCCGATGATATCGGTCGGTATGGTGATGTTTCCCGGCGCCTCACGGTTTCCCAACAACTGCGTCTGGCGCTGCGTCACAAGCTCATTGATGGCGACTCGTTGGTGGTCGCTTATTGGATGCCTGAGCGTGTTGGCTATGGCCGGGCGACCTACGCCACGTCGTTTATGGTGGTCGACCCTGACCGATTGTCGAACCCTTTCCAAATGGTCGACAGCAAGTACATGCGGGGCGGCGTGGAGATCGACGAACACGGCGTGCCGCTCGCATATCACATTCGCAAAGCTCACCAGAATGACTGGTACAACTCGGTCGAAAGCATGGACTGGGAGCGTGTCGAACGTGAAGACGAGGACGGCTGGCATCGGGTTATTCATGATTTCGAGCAGGACCGTGCCGGGCAAAATCGTGGCGTGGGCGTTTTCACTCCCGTGCTTGCTCGCTTCAAGATGCTGGCGCGCTATTACGGCGTCGAGCTCCAGGCGGCGACCATTGCGGCGACGTTCGGGACTTACGTAACCAGCCCGTACGATCCGGCGCAGGTCGCCGAGGCACTGGATAGCTCTGATGAGCTTTCGGCTTATCAGGGGATGCGGGCCGACTGGCACGAAGAACGCCCGGCCATGCTGTCGGGCGCGCGTATTCCAACGCTGGCGCCTGGGGAATCGATCACTTCGGTGGGTGCTGCTCATCCGCACAATGGATTTGGCGAGTTTGCGAGCGAGATGTCACGCACCTTCGCTGCGGCCGCTGGCATCTCGGCTGAGCAGATCACCCAGGACTGGTCGAAGACCAACTATTCCAGCGCTCGGGCTGCATTACTTGAAAGCTGGAAGACCCTGACCCGGCGCAATACCGAGTTCAAGATCGGGACGGCAACACCGGTCTATGCCTGCTGGCTGCACGAGGCCATGGACAATGGCGACTTACCGCTGCCCAACGGTGCGCCGGACTTTTTAGAAGCGCGCACGGCCTACTCCCGATGCGATTGGTTGGGGGTGGCACGAGGTTGGGTCGATCCGGTCAAGGAAAAACAGGGTGCCATTCTCGGCATGGATGGCGGGTTGTCGACGCTCAAGCGCGAATGCGCCGAGCAGGGCCTGGACTACGAAGAGGTCATTCAACAACGTGCGGTCGAGGTGGCGCAGTTCCGCGAGGCGGGTTTGCCACCGCCAAGCTGGTTCGGCAATGACGCCACGAACGCATCGACTCCTGAGGAGGCGCAGCAAGCGCAATGATTAATTATCCCCACTTGGCGCAAAAGCTGTTCAACGTCCCGCTGGCAATCACACCGCAAAAAGCAGAAATCGTGATGGCGGCGCTGGCAGACCGATTTGGCCTGGCGCGGCTGTTCCATGCTGATGGCCGGGTGGTTGCCCTGGACGATTGGGATGACGATATCGGAGAGCCAGCGCAGGCCCGAGCTTACGAAATCGTCGAAGGCGTCGCCATTATTCCGGTCACAGGAACGCTGGTGCAGAAACTCGGTACGCTGCGGCCTTATAGCGGCATGACCGGCTACGACGGGCTGCGCGCGAATCTCAGCATGGCCTTGGGCGATGACGCAGTACGGGCCATTGTCCTCGACATTGATAGCCCTGGCGGTGAGGTTGCAGGGTGCTTTGATCTCGCCGACTCGATTTACAAGGCAAGGGGCGGTAAGCCGATCTGGTCGATTCTCACTGAGTCGGCCTATTCCGCTGCCTATGCCCTGGCCAGCGCTTGCGACCGCATCATTGTGCCGCGCACGGGCGGCACCGGCAGCGTCGGCGTCATCTGTATGCACGTTGACATGTCTAAGGCCCTGGGCGCGGCAGGCGTCAATGTGACGCTTATCCACTATGGCGACCGCAAGGCGGATGGGGCTGACTCGCGACCATTATCAGATGAGGCGTTGGCCCGCTATCAGTCCGATGTGGACGCCATGGGCGAGCTCTTCGTGAAGACCGTGGCTCGTAACCGCGGGCTTTCTGTAAAAACCGTGCGAGCCACCCAGGCCACCACCTTCCTTGGCGCCGCCGGCGTCGAGATTGGCTTTGCCGATGCCGTCCAGGCACCCGATGAAGCATTCCGTTCCCTGCTCGCCGAGCTGGGTTGAGTTCTACCCCAAAAACCGAGGTTCACATGTCCAAGCTTTCCCGCGTGGCGAGCGCGCTTTCGTTCGCCCATCTGGCAGGTATCGGTTCGATGCGCGGCAAAAATGCTCGCGCTGATGACGACGAGGAGGAGCGCAAAAAAGACGCTCGCGCCGAAGATGATGAAAAGGACGACGATCAGGATTCCGACGGCGGTGACAAAAAGTCCCGCAAGGCGAAGGGCGCCAAGGCTGGCGAGGATGCCGATGACAAGGACAAGGACGATGATCCCGATGCGGATGAGGATGAACACGACGCTGACGATGATGGCGAGGACGATAAGAAATCCCGTCGCGCCAAGGGCAGCAAGTCGGCCGCCGATGATGATCCTGATGCCGAGGACGATGAAGACGAGCTGCATGGCAAAAGCGCGGCAGCCAATGCCCGCCGCCGTGAGCGTGCCCGTTGCGCCGCCATCTTCGGTTCTCGCTATGCCGCTCGTAATCCGGTTCTGGCCGCCAGCTTGGCGTTCAATACCAGCATGACGCGAGATCAAGCGTTGACCGTACTGCGTGATACCCCTGCCGGTGCAAGCGCCGCCATCGGCCGATCCGACCGTAACCCCCGGCTCGGCGCGGGCGGTGAAGATGCCCCATCGCGTCAGGTAGCGATTGCCAGTCGCTGGGATCGCGCCATGTCCAAGGTTCGCGGCAAGTAAGGCCACGGAACACATTCACAGAGGAACATGATCATGTCTTACGTCCCGCAGACCCCTTTGGTCGAGCAGTATCACAACGCTGGCTTCATCGTCTCCCTGGCCAATGGTCACCAGTCCATTGACCAGATCCAGTTTGCCGCTGGCCTGGGTCGCATCCTGCCGGGCACCGTCATCGCTGATGTACCGGCCACTTTCACCGCATCTTCGACAGCGGGCAGCAGTAATGTCGGCAATGGCACGGTCGGCTCGTTCACTGCACAACCACCAGCCCCGGCCGGTGCCTACACCGTAACCTTCAGCTCGGCTACAGCCTTTGCAGTGACCAATCCATTCGGCGTTGCCATCGGCGCCGGTGTAACCGGCACTGCGTTTGGCGGGGCCGGGGTGGAGTTCACGATTACCGCTGGCGCAACGGCTTTCGCCGCGGGCGATACCTTCTCGCTGGCCCTGGTATGGACTGGCGGCGGCTGGGCCCCTTTGGTGTCGACGACTTCCAGTCCCGTCGCCTACGCGATTTTGCGCGACCTCGCCGACGCAACCCACAACGTAGCGACCGCTGCGGCGGTGGTCCGCTCGGCGGAAGTCAACGGCTTCGAACTGGTGTGGGATGCCAGCCTCAACGTGCACCAGCAAGATACCGCGCTTGCGGCGCTAAAACTGGTCGGCATCGTCGCCCGATAACCCCACCAATCCCTTGAAATGACCCGCTTCGGCGGGTTTTTCCATTTTAGGAACCGCACATATGGCCTCGCTCGACGTTTTCCATCAGGACATTTTCTCGGAAATCGCCCTGACCACCGCTGTTGAAAAATATCCATTCAAACCAACCGGTATCGGTGACCTCGAACTGTTCGAGCCCGATCCGATTCGCACCACCGCGCTTGCCATCGAGCAGCGTCAGGGTAAGTTGGTTCTGATCCCGTTCTCGGATCGTGGCGAGGAAGGCACCCAGCGTCAGACCGAAAAGCGCCAGGCGCGCTACTTCGACGTCCCGCGGTTGATGCACTCCGATACCATCACCGCTCAGGAAATCCAGAACATCCGCTCGTTCGGCAGTGAAACCGAACTGATGCAGATCGAGACCGAGGTCGCCCGCCGCGTCAACGGCCCAACTGGCCTGACCAGCAACATCGAATACACCTGGGAATACCAGCGACTGGCCGCCATCCAAGGCATGTGCCTGGACTCTGACGGCGAGATCAAATTCGACTGGTTCCAGGAATTCGGCATTCAGAAGCCGGACGATATTGTTTTTGACCTGTCGCTCAATACTGACGGTTCGGCCAAAAAGCCGAACTCGATCCGCCCGATGTGCAACAACATCGTGAGAACCATGGCGCGCAAGTCCCAGGGTGCGTTCCTGCCGACTACCGAGGTGTTTGCCTTGGTGGGTGACGATTTCTGGGATCAGTTGACCAACCACCCTGACGTGACTCGCACCTACTACAACTGGGCGGCGGCTGAAGAATTGCGTCAGGGCAATGCGTTCCAGGCGATGCGCTTCGGCGGCATCAACTGGTTCAACTACCGCGGTTCCGATGATGCGACCACAATTCGCGTCAAGCCGAACGAAGCCAAGTTCTTCCCGAAAGGTGCTCCAGGTATCTTCAAGGTGGCTTATGCGCCGGGTGAGACCTTCGAATGGGTCAACACCCCGGGCAAACCCATCTACATCCTGCCGATCTTCGATACCCAGCGCAAAATGTGGTGGAAGGTCGAGGCTTACAGCTACCCGCTTCACATCTGCACCCGTCCAGAAGTCCTGCAGTCCGCCAAGTTGAAATAGCCGTGGCCATCGACTGGGATAGAGCGGTGCTTGCACCGCTGGAAAAAGTCTTTGGCGAAGGCGGCACTGTCGGGAGCCGGATCAAGTTTTACCCCTACGCGGGCGAGCCCTACGACATAGACGGCATCTTTGATGCCGCCTATCGCGATGTGACGCTTGATCCCATGGTCGCCGTGAACACCACATGCCCTGTCTTGGGCGTTCGTCTTGGCGTGTTCAGGCTTGAGCCGGTCCCAGGCGATGATCAGGTGTACATCCCGCGAACTGGAAAGATGTTCCTTATCAAAGAGGTTCGTCCGGACAGCCACGGCGGTGCCAAGCTGATGCTGGGAGAAATGTAATGACCACAAGCTCAGAGCTGCGCCTGCTGGCTGTTGAGGGGTTGATGGGCAAGACCCTGGCCGGCACCAGGGTTTATTCGGCCCGGACAATGGCCACATGGAAGGGCGAGTACCCCATGCTTTACCTGCATTCGCCGGTGGAAGACATGGAATCACTGGGCCGCAACGGAGGGCCTCAGTTCACCGTGACTACCACGCTGGCGATCAGCGCGCGGGTGCAGGAGAAAAACCTGCCTCGCAACGGTGGCGCCGCGCGGGTCCTGCTGGATCTGGAGACGATTCAACACCAGATCAAAATGGCGCTGATCAACTACCCGCCGCTTATGAGTCTCTTGCAGCAATACCCCTTCATTCGCTCGGAGATGCACGAAAGCGGGGAGGGTGAGCTTGATCTGGGCGAGCTGGTGATGCAGATCGGCATGGAGTTTTACCAGGGGCCGGAGGACTTCTATCCGTTCGCCCCCGACACGCTCGAGCAGGTGAACATCACCGCTGATCTGCTCAACGTCTTCGACGGCAATGGCACTTACCCAGATGCCCCATTCCCTGACGCGGTTCAACCTGCCCCTAGAAATTCCGGGCCGGATGGGCGCGCTGAAGGTGAACTGACATTCGTTTTTCCCCCTGCGGAGTAACCATGCGCATTTATCCCTCTCCTGGCCTGATCGTTCGCGATCCGGTCAAGCGTGATGCCCTGCCCGATACGGGCCGGGAAGTTCCTGACGACGACATTTACTGGCTGCGCCGTCTGGCCTGCGGTGACGCAACTGTCACCCCGGTCACATCGCCCGCAGTACAGCCGCTGGCGCCGAAGGTCGAAAAACCCACCGTGACAGTCGGGAGTGACACTCAATGACGGTTCCATTTAGCAATATCCCATCGAGTCTGCGGGTTCCGCTGTTTTACGCCGAGGTTGATAACTCTCAGGCCAACAGCGGCAGCCAGACTCAACGCACGCTGATCATTGGCCAGGTCACCTCGACCGGTACCGCCGTGGTCAACATGCCGGTGCTGGGGCAGGGTGTAAGTGACGCCCAGGGCAAGGGCGGCCTGGGTTCGATGTTGGCGCTGATGACGGCGGCCTATGTCGCTGCAGACAGTGTGGGCGAAGTCTGGTTTCTGCCGCTGGCCGACGCGAGTGGCGCAGTAGCAGCGTCGGGCAGCGTCAAGTTTACCGGCAGCCCGACGTCGACCGGCGTGCTGTCGTTGTATGTGGCCGGCCAGTTGCTCAGCCTGACCGTCGTTACAGGCGAAGTGCCTGCTGATATCGCCACTGCCCTGGTGTCGCTGATCAACTCCAGCAGCAACTTGCCAGTCACTGCGGTTGTGGCCACCGACACAAGCACCGTCACACTGACTGCCAAGAACAAAGGCACCGGTGGTAACGAAATCGATCTGCGCCTGAACTACCTCGGCTCTGCGAGCGGCCAGGCTATCCCTGCCGGGCTGAGCGTTGTGCTGACGCCCATGGCCAGCGGTGCTACCAACCCGACGTTGAGCGCCGCGCTTGCGAACCTGGGCGATGAGCCGTTCGACTTCATCGTGTGCCCGTACACCGACACCGCATCGCTCGACGCGCTGAAAGGTGTGATGAACGACCAAACCGGACGCTGGAGCTACGCGAGCCAGATCTACGGTCATGTTTTTGCTGCGCAGCGTGGCACGCTCTCGACGCTGGCCACTGCGGGCAATGCCCGGAACAACCAGCACGAAAGCATCATGGGCGTTTACGACTCCCCATCGCCGGCCTGGATCTGGGCAGCGGATGTTGCCGGTACCGCCGCAGTATCGCTGCGCGCCGATCCGGGCCGCCCGCTGCAAACCCTGGCCCTGAGCACCGTGCTGGCGCCGCCTTCTGCTTCCCAGTTCATCCTGGGCGAACGCAATACCATGCTGTTCGACGGCATCTCGACCTTCACGGTTGCCAGCGATGGCACCGTGGCGCTGGAAAACGTCATCACCACCTACCAGAAAAATGGCTTTGGTGCGGCTGACGACAGCTACCTGCAGATCGAATCGATGTTTCTGCTGATGTTTGGCTTACGTGACATGCGCACCCTGGTCACTTCCAAGTACGCCCGGGTCAAGCTGGCGGACAACGGTACGCGGCCACCGCCGGGCTCCGCGATTGTCACGCCGAACATTATCCGTGCCGACCTGATAGCCCGGTACCGCGCGCTGTGCGATGACGGCTTCATGCAAGACGCCGATGCCTTCGCCAAGGCGCTGATCGTCGAGCGCAACCGCACCAACCGCAACCGTGTCGACATCCTCTGGCCTGCGACCTTGATGAACCAGCTGCGCATTTTCGCGCTGCTCGCTCAATTCCGCCTGTAACCCCAGGCTCAACTCAAATGACCGCCGCGTGCGGTTTTTTTTCGTCTGGAGAATGACATGGGCGATACATCGAACCGTCTGGCTGGTACCTGCTACCTGTCCGTGGACGGCGTGAACTACATGCTGGCTGGGGACTTTTCCTACAAGGTCTCCGGGTTTTCCCGCGAGACGTTGAAGGGGCAGGACGGCGTGCACGGTTATACCGAAACCCCGCAGCCCGGCTACATCGCAGCGACCATCCGCGACTCGAAAGGGCTGAGTATTTCCGACATCAACGCCATGACCAACGTCACGGTCGTTGCCGAGCTTGCCAACGGGAAAACCATCATCGGCAGCAAGATGTGGACTACCGAACAGCAAGAAGCCAAAGCCACCGACGCCACCATTGAAGTTAAGTGGGAAGGCGCATCCGTTACGGAGAATTGATCCATGCAGCTTGAAGAAACCACGATTGAACTGAGCAAACCGGTCAGCCTGGGCAAAGGCGATGCCGCGGTGATCTACGAGAAGCTGGAACTGCGCGAGCCTTCTGCTGGCGAGCTGGAAAAAGCCTCCCGTTCCGACACTTCTGTCGGCTCGGCCATCACGCTTATCGGTCTCATCACCGGTATTCCGCGCGCAGCCATCGAAAAAATCAGCAAGCGCGATCTGGTGGCGGCAAACCGTTTCCTTGAGGGTTTTACCGACGCTGGTCAGCCGGTGGAGGTGGATGGCCAGAGCTGATCGCTGAGCTGACCAAATACTACGGTTGGGGGCCGCAAGATGCATGGTCCCTGACCTTGGCCAAGCTCGAATGGTGGAATGAACAGGCCTTGCGCATGAAGGGGTAATAACAAGTGGCGAACACTTTTACGTTCACTATCAGTGCAGTGGACAAAGCCACGGCCACGGTGCGCAAGGTCAATGATTCCATTGGTCGAATGACCCGGCCGTTTGAGGATGTCGGCAAGTCCTTCAAGAGCCTCGGCCGGGAACTCGGCTTCGAGAAGATCGGCAAAAACCTCACTGCTATCGGCCGGGAGGCTGAAGGTGCTGCCCGTGGTGTCGGGGCGATTGTCGCTCCGCTGGCGGCTATTACCGGCATCGGCTCGGTAGCGGGGATTGTCTCGCTGGCGACCAGTTGGGCCTCGCTGGGTCGGTCCATCGACAACAGCTCGCACAGCATCGGCATTTCAGCCACTCAGCTGCAGGGCTTCCAGGGCGCTGCGAAACTGGTTGGCGTCGACACGGCCACCACCACTGCCAGCCTGGAAGGGTTGGCCACCACCATGCAGGACGCCAAATGGGGCCGGAATCAGGGCGCGTTGCAGCTGCTGAACAAGCTCGGCATCGGCCTGAAACAAACCAAGGACGGCGCCTGGGACGTGGTGGGCGAGTACAAGGCCATCGCCAATGCGATTGCCAGTCAGAAAAACCCGCAGACCCAAGCACTGATCGCCAATAACCTCGGGCTGGGCGGCATGCTGCCTTTCCTGCGCGAGGGCGCAGCGGGAATTGAGCGTTACGAAGAGACCGTGAAGCGCCTCGGTTACGTCATGGATGAGAGCGCTGTCAGGCGCGGCAAGGACTTTGCCCAGAGCCTGGCCGGGCTCGAAATCGCAGTGGACGGCACCAAAAATGCTATCGGCGACTCGTTGACTCCGGTCATCAAGCCCTTGGTGGATGACTTCGCGAACTGGCTGGCTGTGAATCGCCAGTTGATCGCCACGGACATTGCAGGCTGGGTGAAAGGCTTCGCGACCTGGATTAACACCATCGACTGGAAGAGCATCGGCAACGGCATGGTCAATTTCGTGAAAGGAATTGGCGATGTGGTCGAGTGGCTTGGCGGATGGAAAACAACTGCATTGGTTGTGGCGGGTGTAATGAGCGCCAGTCTAATTGTCAGCGTGGTGTCCCTGGGCGCGAACTTGGTGATGGCAGGCGTCGGAATCGTGTCGTTCGTCGGCCTGCTCTGGAAGTGGCAGGCCGCGGCGGTCGCTGCTACTGAAGCTCAAACGGCACTTGGCGCCGCCTCAACTGCAAAGGGCTTGCTTGGTAAAGCCGGGTTGGTTGGATTGGCTGGCGCCGCTGGATATGGCGTTGGGACCGTGATCAATGACAAGTTCATTGAGGGAACCTCGTTCCAAGACAAGCTCGGCGAATATCTGGTCAGGGGCGCAGCAGCGGTTGGGGTTGGTAGCGCGCAAGAGTCAGTTGCTGCCACTGACATCTCCAAAGGGGTTGTGCCAGGTGGCCGAGATGGCGCGGACAAAGTAACGAAATTTTTCATGGGGCAGGGGTGGACCAAGGAACAGGCTGCCGGAATCTCCGCAAACCTCGGGGCCGAGAGTAATTACAACCCCGGCACTACCGGCGATAACGGGCAGGCGTATGGCCTAGGCCAGTGGCACAAGGATCGGCAGAAGGACTTTGAAAACTGGGCCGGTAAAGGAATTCGGGGCTCATCTCAAGACGAGCAACTTCGGTTCGTGCAGTACGAACTAACCCAAGGCAAAGAAAGTGCGGCGGGCGATGCGCTTCGGGCAGCGAAGACCGCGCAGGAAGCTGGAGCAGTGGTTTCCCGCAAGTACGAGCGACCCGGTGTCGACGAAGAGGCAAAATCACGCGAAGCGCGTCTACGCGGGCTTCTTGCTTCGAAGCTTGCAAATCCTGCCGACCTACCGACTTCCAACTCGCCAGCACCGGCGTCGGCTCCTCCTCTGGCAAATCCCACAACGTTATCGAAGCCTGAACCTTCTGCGCAGCCTGCAACAACTGCGGCGCCTGCGCCTGCTCCGGCGGCTCCGACCCCAGCACCGCAAGGTCCGATCACCAGCAATACGGCTGAACCGGCTAACGGCAAGCTTCACTTAGAAATTGCCCACGTCAACGCCCCGGAAGGCACGAAGTCGAGACTCAAGGATGAGGGCAACTTTTTGGCGTCGAGCCGCATTTCATATTCTGGCGTTGGAGGAAACATCGCATGAGCCTATTGACCGATATCGTCCAGATCGCCATCGACTCGAACAAGACCTGGCAGGATTCGCTCAATAAGGCGTCGTTCCGTGGTGTGCCTTTCGCGGTATACGGCGGCGACTCCAGGTTTGGGCGACGCCTGGCGATTCACGAGTACCCTGGCCGGGATCGACCTTACATCGAAGACATGGGCCGCTCGACGCGCAGTATCCGCATGACCGGTTTTCTTGTGACCGACAGCCTGGTCTACGGCGGCGGTAACGTGCTGGCGCAGCGTGATGCGCTGGTGGCCGCTGTTGAACGCTATGGCCACGGTCAATTAATCCACCCAACGCTTGGCGGGCTGAAGGTCAGCGTGCCAAATGGCGGTCTCAGTATCGTCGAGCGCTGGGACATGGGGCGCTACTTCGAAATCAGCCTGACCTTCATCGAGGGCGGCGTCCGGATTTTCCCCACTATTAAGGCGTCGCCCGGCAGTCTGCTGGACAAGCTGGCTGCTGCGCTGGGCCTGTCCTCCGTTCTCGACTTCGCGCGCAAAGTGATCGGCGGCGTGACTGCGGTCATCAATGCCGTGGAGGGCGTGATCAAGTTCGGCAAGGCCATCGTAGGGATGGTGGTGGGCGTCATCGCTGATTTCAAAATGCTGGTTGGCCGGGTGATGCGCGATGTTCGCAGCATCACCAGCCTGGCTGGCTTGCTGGTGGGCGACTTTGGTCGATATGCCAACGGTAACCTCAGCAGCGCGCTGGTCCAGAGCAAAAAGGCCAAGAACAGCAGTACGACGATGGCAGATCTGATCGCTAAAAACACGGCCAGCCGGGCCGCTGTCGATGTCGCCATGACCACGCTGACCGAAGCGGCGGTGAATCTGGATGCCAAATCCGGGGATAGCTTCACCACCGCTGTGCAGGCCGTGATGGCTGCCATCGTCGCCAGTGTTGCCGACCCGGGCAGCGCGATAACCCTGCTGGCGCCCTTGGCCACCTACAAGCCGGCAGCCCCGACCGGCAGCGCCGTCATGGGACAAGCGAAGGCAGTAGCCCAGGCAGCCACCGGTGCCTTGATTCGGCGCTCCGCACTGGCCGCCATCGCCCAGGTTGTCGTGGCTTACGTGCCCACTTCCTACGATGAGGCCATCAGCACCATGAACGTGGTTATCGGTTTGATCGATGCCGAGGTGCTGGTGGCGGGGGATGACGGTGACGACGAGACCTACACCGCGCTGGTGACGCTGCGCCAGGCAGTGGTGCAGACCTTCACAACGTCCGGTGCCACCTTGCCGACGCTGGAGACCTTCACGTTCCGCGCAACCATGCCCGCTTTGGTCATGGCCAACCGGCTGTATCAAGACGCTGATCGGGCTGACGAGCTGATCCAGCAGGCCAACCCGATCCATCCCGCTTTCATGCCGACCACCGTCAAGGCCTTGGCCAAGTAGGGCGGCACCTTTATCAAGGATATTTATGCGTGTTCGACCTGGCGAGCTGACCATCACGTCGGGCGAGCTGACTATCGCCGGCTGGACGGATATTCGCGTCACCCGGGGTATTGAGCGGCTGCCCAGCGATTTCAACATCGGCATGACCGAGCTTCACCGCGGCGAGTTCGATGCGCTGGCGCTTCAGCCGGGCGGCGAGTGCCAGGTGTTGATCGACGGTGACCCGGTGGTGACGGGGTACATCGACCATTTTGTGCCGAGCTTTGGTGCTGGCGACCACTCCATTCGCCTCGCCGGCCGTTCGATGTGTGCCGATCTGGTGGACTGCGCTGCTGAGTGGCCCGGCGGCCAGATCAGCAACGCCACGGTGCTGGGGGTCGCTCAGAAATTGGCATCGGTCTATGGCCCGATCGTCAATGGCCGCGCAACAGGAATCCGCGTTTCCACGGACGTCCCGCGTCTGCCGGTGCTGCCGCAGACCAATGTGATGTTGGGTGAGTCGCCGTTCGAGATCATTGACCGGATGGCTCGGTTTTCGGCGGTCCTGGCATACGATCTGCCCGATGGGAGCCTCTTCCTGGCGCAAGCTGGCAAGAATAGAGCAGCCAGCGGATTTGCCGAAGGACAGAACGTGCAGCGGGCCTACATCGACTATTCGGCCAACCAGACCTACTCCGAATATATGGTCTACCGGCAATCGACCGATCCGTTCAAAGCTGTCGACGGACAGGGAAATTTGATTACGCAGGTGACGGACCTAAATGTTCGACGTCATCGGCAAATGGTCATCATCTCGGAAGGCGGCAGTTTGGGGGATGAAATTGCGAAGCTGCGGGGCGCATGGGAAGCCGCGCGTCGGTTCGGTCGATCGCGGATCGTCCGACTGATCACCGACAGCTGGCGCGACGTAGATGGCGTGCTGTGGTCGCCGAATACGCTAGTGCCGGTGCATTTACCGACACTGAAGTTGCTCAATGAAGAATTCTTGATCGCTGAGGTGACGTTCCAAAAGAACGATTACTCAGGCACCACCGCCGAACTCATGCTGATGGCGCCGGAAGCATTCGTGCCGCAGCCAATCAACTTGACCCCGCTTTGGGGCGATGTTCAGACAGGAGCGTCTGCATGATGGGGCGCGATGATCAGAGCGGCGCCATGGCCAGGCTATGGCGCCGTGTAGTGCTTATGTCTGCTTGGGGTCGGGTGACGCTCAGCGACGACCTGAAGTCGGTGCAAGGGCTGCAGGTCAAGCTAAACGATTCGGAAACTTGCGACGACATACCCAGAGTCGCGGAGTTTGGTCTTACTTCGAGGCCGCCCGTTGGTTCGGATGTACTGGTGGCATTCCTCGGCGGGGACCGGTCCAAAGGTGTAGTGATCGGCACAGCGCACCAGTCCAGTCGGCCGGGAGGGCTGAACGAGGGAGAAACCATGCTGTATGACCTTTGGGGCAAGAGCATCTATTTCACCCAGGACGGCGGGATTATTGTCGAGGCCAATGGGACCCCGGTCACGGTCAATAATGCTACCACCGTGACTATCAACGCCAGTGAGCAGGTGCTGCTCGCCACTCCACTGGTTAAGGCTACGGGAGATTTGCAGGTGGCTGGCAACATCACCGCCGGCGGCGACATCACAGACAAGGTGCGCAGCATGGCGGCGGACCGGCTCATATATAACGGCCATAAACACGGCTCCAGCCCACTACCGGATGCCCAGCAATGAGTGATATCTCCACAACCTGGCTCGTCGAAACGGGCGTCGGCGATTGGTCGATTTCTGGCGGTGCGCTGGCCAGTGGCGATGATCTTGCCTCATCTGTACTGATCAGCCTGTTCACGGATCGCGTGGCGGGCGATGACGATGTGCCGCCGGACGGCAGCGATGACCGCCGCGGCTGGTGGGGTGATGAGGGTGAGGACGTATCGATTGGCTCGCATTTGTGGCTTCTGGATCGGTCCAGGCTGAGCACCGACGTCGCCAACACCGCCCGGATTTACATCGAGGACGCCCTGAAGTGGTTGATCGATGACGAGGTGGCCACGGCCGTGACTGTCGTTACCACCATCCAGGGTGCCAGCAGGCTCGATGCCATTGTGCTGATTACTCGCCGAGACGGCACGACTGCCCAGCTGCGGTATAACTGGGCATGGGCGACCAAGTAACTAAAACGGCTGCGTGTTTTCCTGCTTCAATGAGCAATCCACAAACTTCTTGAGGGGCAGCCTTATACCCTTGAGCCCGGCCGTCCAAGGCTGCTCACTCCCGCTTTTGAATCCTATTCTGAAGGTTTTTGAGTCCGCGAGCAGGCCTAGAAAAATCGCAGTTGCATCAGACGGCAAAGAAATATCTACGACCTTTCCATCACCGTACGCGTCGATGGACAAGGGCTGATCATCCATGAAGTCGATGAACACCGGGATGGATTTACCCTGCGGTATGTTCCATGAGTCTTTATAAAGGGTGACATTTAGGGAGTCATGTCCGGCAAGTTGCTTTACAACAATGTTCTTGGCGGTGGCACCAGAACTAGCGGCTGTAAGCAAAGAGCAAAGAGGCGTGTTTTTTGAGGTGCGCCCTTGATCGAAGCTCCATTTACTAAAGTCCTGAGCTGCTGCCGAAGCAGCTCCAGATAACAGCAATAAGGAACAGAGTCCCGACGTGATCGCGGATCGTTTGAACATCTGCATTCCACTCCCTGAGCATGATGGCAAATTGGTTGCTTTTTACTTTAACTGAAATGCGAACCCGCTAAGGCGGGCTTTTTTTCGTCTGGAGAAAATCACATGCCGTATCCAAGGCCGACGCTCTCAGATCTGCGAGCACAGACCGCCTCCGATATCACGGCGGGGCTGCCGACCGTTGACGGCTTGCTTCGCTTCTCGAACATGCAAATCACCGGCAAGGCTGTTGCTGGCCTGGCCCACTTGAACTATGGCTATCTCGACTGGATTTCTAAGCAAGCAACACCGTTCACCAGCTCTGCCGAATACCTCGAAGGCTGGGCCGGGCTGAAGAAGGTATTTCGCAAGACCGCTTCCTATGCGAGCGGCGCGGTTACCTTTACCGGTTCGCCTGGTGTAGTGATCGACGCCGGTACCGAGGTTGCGCGCAGTGACTCGGTGACATTCACCACCCAGGACAGCGCCACGGTTGGCGCGGGCAACATGGTCACTGTAACGGTCTTGGCTGACGTGGCGGGCGAGGCTGGCAACACGCCTATAGGCAGTCTGATGACCTTGGGTGTTGCTATCGATGGGATTCAGTCGAGCGGGGCGGTGACGGCGGTCATTACGGGCGGCGCCGATCAAGAACTCGATGAGTCACTGTTCAACCGCATGCTCGACGCCTATCAGGCCACGGCCAATGGCGGCTCAAAATCTGATTACGTGACATGGGCCGAAGCGATCCCTGGTATCACCCGGGCGTGGTCGAGACCTAACGGGTTTGGCGTCGGGACGGTTGTCCTTTACGCGATGCTTGATGACGCGAACTCGGCTTACGGCGGCTTTCCCCAGGGGCAAAACGGCATGTCTCAAAAGGACAACCGAGCGGCCCAGGGCAGCATCGCCACCGGCGATCAATTGAATATTGCCGACACCGTGTTCGCCCTCCAGCCTGCGACAGCACTGGTCTACGTCTGCTCGCCGCTGCCCAACCCGATCAATTTCACTATTACCGGCCTGACCAACGCCTCGACCGATCTGCGCGCCGATATCTCGGCGGCGATCACCGAAGTGTTCCTGGAGCAGGGTGACCCGACCACGGACAACGCTGTCGTGGCGCTCAGCGACATCGAGTCATCCATTGCAGCGATCTCGGGCACAAAGGGCTTCGTCATCACGTACCCGGCCGGAAATATCGCAAACACCATCGGCCACTTGCCGACCCTGGGCGTCATCACTTACCCCTGAGCCTGCTCATGCCAAAACCTTCGTATACCAGTGCCGACTTCACGTCAGCGCTGCTTTCGCTGCTGCCCCGCGGCCGGGCCTGGCCGAAAGAGCTGACCAGCGTTCAGGCGCAGTCGGTGTCCTGCTTTGCCCCGACTTTCCAGCGCATCAGCGATAGCGCGGTGGGGATGCTGGACGACACATTTCCGGCGACCACCGTCAATTTCCTCACCGAGTGGGAGTCAACGCTGGGCCTACCGGATGCCTGTGCCGGCATCGCTCCCACAGTGGATGCCCGGCGCCGGCAGGTGGTGGCCAGATTTACTAATTCCGGCGGCCAATCCATCGAGCACTTCACGGCGTACGCCCTGGGGCTGGGATACGCGATCACCATCAGTCAGCACGCCCCATTCCGGATGGGGCAAAGCGTAATGGGTCAGGCGTTAGGCAATAACGACTGGTTCTTCGCCTGGACCGTCAATGCACCGGTCAGCAGCGGGGCCTATGGCAACAAGGTCCTCGAGTGCGAACTCAGGGAGGCCATGCCCGGCCACACCGTTCTGAACTTCAATTACTCATGAGGCCCTAGATGTATCAAATTGATAATTCAACGGTGGCGTTGGCCATCCCGCCGAGTACGGCGGCTGGCCTTGCAGGTTTTTTCACCGATGGCGACCCGGTGGCAAATATCGCCCCGACAGTGCTGCCGGCCGAATTCATGAACATGCTGATGATGGAGCTGCTGAACGTCCTGGCCGCCGCCGGCGTAACTCCCTCGAAGACGAACTTCACTCAGCTCACCCTAGCGATCAGTCAATTGGTTCGCTCGGGCGCTGCCGCTTACGGCATCGATACCGGTACCGCAAATGCCTACACGGTCCCCTATACGCCTGCTGTGACGGCCGCTGCTGACGGCATGCTGATCCGCTTCAAGGCAAAGACCACGAATTCCGGGGCCAGCACCTTTGCTCCTGACAACGTGTTGGCCAAGCCTCTGATCGGCGCCGGGGCGCTGCCGTTGCAAGGCGGGGAGATCATTGCCGGGGGTACCTGCTCGGTGATCTGGCTTTCAGCGCTGGGCAAGTGGGTCCTGCTGGGCTGCACCGGTGGCGCAGTTCAGGTGGCGCCAGGCAGTGCATCGGCGCATGCGATGACGATTGCGCAGATGCAGACGGCGTACGGCGTCTATGCACTGGATACCGGCACTGCCAATACATACGGCGCCGCATTCGCACCTGCGATCACCGCGCTCGTAGACGGCACAAAGCTGACCTTCCAGGCCCTGGTCGCCAACACCGGCGCCTCAACGCTCAGCGTAAACGGGCTGGCCGCTAAGCCCCTGATCGGCGGTGCCCAGCAACCGCTACAGGGCGGCGAAATAATCGCTGGCGGAAAGGCGGAAGTGATTTACCACAGCGGTCTTGATTCATGGGTGCTGTGGACTGGTGGCGGCAGCCCTCAAGTACCAGCGGCTACGAAGCCTTTGCACGCTATCAATCTGACCCAGCTCCAGACCTCCTATCTCTCCTACTTCATGGGGCAACTCTAGATGGCTAGCGGAACACTCGGCACGCCTGCAAGTATGCTGGCAGCGACTTATACGACGATTTATACCGTCCCGACTGGAAAGGTCGCGACTGTAAATCTAAACTTGGTTAACACGAACTATGCGGCTGTTCTAGTGCGAGTAGCTATCACCAGTTCTGGCACGCCAGGTGCAAACGACTGGGTCGAATACGACGCTTATTTAAAAGCTGCTGGCGATCTAACCAATAGCAACGTTTTAGAACGTACTGCATTCATGCTCGAAGCAGGAAAGAGTATTGTTTGCTACTCGAATACGGCCGGTGTTACAGCGCGTGCATACGGCGCAGAGGGTTAATAAATGAGCCGCACTATTGGCGCTACAAACAATCTTACGGTTAGCAGTACGCCCCTCGGCGGGCTCGCTACTGTTTTTGCAAGTGGTGACGCTTATAAAGCCACCGGCACTTCGATTCAGCGTTCGGTTTATACCGATATGTCAGTTGCTTTTCCACGGCGGTCCGCTTATTCAGCATCAACAAGCTCTGCTTCTGTGTCTGGCTATTACACAGGTATGGCCTTCGGCGCGGGGCTTTTCGTCGCATTGAGCGGAGTCAATGGAGGCGAGCAAATAAACTGTCTAACGTCGCCTGACGGAATCAACTGGAGCTCTAGGGCTATGCCAGCCAGTCTTTCGTGGAACGGCGCGGCCTACGGGGCTGGTAAGTTCGTTGCGGTTGCAACTGGTCAGGGGGCAGTGGCTACTACCGTTAACGCCATTTCAACTGATGGAATCACTTGGACAGCCGGTACAATGCCCTCGGGATTATGGAGGGCAATTGTTTGGAACCCCGTAATTAGCTTATTTATCGCCATTTCTGGCGGTGAAGCTGGGTCGTCTACGGTCGCTGCGACATCCCCCGATGGCGTGACTTGGACAGCCAGGACTCTGCCAACCGCAGGCACCTGGTATGGCCTAGCAGTCAGCGATACAGGGGTCATCGTCGCCACCTCTCAAGACGGAAAAATTATACGATCAGTCGATGGTATTACTTGGACAAACGGAACGGTCCCGTCTGCATCGAATTGGTGTTCGGTGGCCTTCGGTAAGGGGCTATTTGTCTCCTGCTCGTTAGTGTCAAACGCTATTGTAACATCGCCAGATGGAATCACTTGGACAGCACGAACTACGCCAACAAACTTTCCGGGCGGAAAGGTTGTATTCGGTAACGGCGTATTCGTCGTCTACGCTAACAGCAGTACTGCCGGTATGACTTCAAATGACGGCTTGATTTGGAATATTCGAGTTGTGCCGATTAGCACCCAATACGGTGGCATTGCGTACGGCGCAGGGGTCGTAGTATCGGGCACAAAGATTTCCTCTGCCACTTTCGCATTGATTTACGCCGAAAATGATACCGATAGTGATTGGATGTATCTAAATGGTACGGCCGGTCAATATGTGAGGGTTAAATAATGACCGTTAGTTACATATACAACGCTCAGGGGTATCTGTCTGGTATTTATGACGGTGACGGCTTACCGGACAGTTCCACAACTTTACAGCCAATCCATACAGACGGTTATACCCCGCAGTTCTTGGATGGCGCCTGGGTCGATCAAAACACACCGGCATCCGATAGCTGGGAGTCAAAGATAGCTGATCGCCGCTACACCGCCGAGGTGCGCGGTTTCATCTGGAACACCGTGTTCATAGACACCGACCGCATATCTCAACCCAAGATCGCATCTGCCCGGGCGGCGGCGAAGGACGGCGTGCGCAGCGATACGGCAGTCTGGAAGTGCGGCAACCCGCTAACCGGCCTGGCCATCTACCGGGTGACCACCAACGTCGAGATGATCGAGATTGCCGACGCCGCGTTCAACTACGTGCAGGCGTGCTACGACCGTGAGGGCGTGCTGATCGCCGCTGTGGCTGATAGCACGATCACTGCCGCGATGGTCGATGAGGGCTGGCCAACATGAGCCAGTTCATCACCACGCTGAAAACCGAGCAGCTCGGCAAGTGGAATCATCGAATGCTCGGTGACCTGGTGCTCATCGATGACGAGCATGGTCGCTTGCTCGCGGAGATCGGCTTCGAAACGAACTTCGCCAGCCTGCAGGCGGTGCACAACATCGTCCTGTTCCCGATCTACGCCCTTGTGGCGGGTTACGGCAACTATGCGGCGGCGATCCACGACAAGCTTTATACGACAGGGCAGGTCACTCGCCGCCAGGCGGACGCCGTCCTTTACCGGGCGCTGCGGGCTGAGGGTGTCGCCAAGTGGCGGGCCTGGCTATTCTGGGCCGGGGTTCGACTCGGCGGCGCCAGCCACTACACCAAGACCCCGCCCAGTGCGGGGTTTTCTTCGCCCAGAATCTAACGACTACAAATTACAGCTATCCGGCCCGCGCACTGCGGGCTTCTTTTTGTCCGGAGAAAACCCATGCCACGAATCACTGCCCAGGCGGCAGGCGGCCGAAATGTGCTTGCCTTCCTAGATATGCTCGCCTGGTCTGAAGGAACGTCGATCAGCAAGTACACGCGGGACGACGGTTACGACGTCATTGTCGGCGGCCTCGACAGCCCGAACACCTTCACCAGCTACGCGGCGCACCCAGGCGTTCTCGTCACCGTTAACGGCCAGGGTCTGAAGTCCACGGCCGCTGGCCGGTACCAGTTGCTCAAGCGCTATGCCACTTCCTACACGGCGCTGCTCTCGCTGTCCGACTTCGGCCCGGTGAGCCAGGACCGTATCGCGATCAAGCAAATCACGGAGCAGGGCGGCCTGGTCTACCTGCAGGCCGGGCGGGTGGCGGACGTAATCGGCAAGTGCTCGAACATCTGGGCGAGTCTGCCCGGCAACAATTACGGCCAGCGCGTGCACACGGTTGATGACCTCGTGGCGCACTACATCGCCGCCGGCGGGGTGATGGCATGAGCGGAATCACAACGATAGGCCAATGCCTGGGACAGGGCGCTGATGGCTCGATCTGGTTCTTCTGCCCGGGGTGCGCCGGGCCGCACAGCATCAAGGTCAACTCGCCCGGCACGCCTGGTCCGAACTGGGGCTACAACGGCAATCCAGATGCCCCGACGTTTACCCCGTCGGTTCTGGCACGGACAACTGGTGCCCCTGGCGGTCGCGATGTCATGACCGACGAAGAGTCGCGGGAGCACGACGCGATTTACAAGTCGGGCGGGCGGGAGGCGGTTTTCGCCAGTCGCTTCGGCAAGATCTGCCATTCATTCGTTAGCGACGGACGCATCCAATACTTGGGCGATTGCACGCACGCACTGGCCGGGCAAACGGTAGATCTGCCGAACTGGGAGGAATCATGGAAGCGCTGGTAACGCAGTACAAATGGGCGCTGATCCTGCTGGCCTGCCTGCTGCTGGTAGGCACTTCCGGTTTTGCCACATGGAAAGTGGACAGCTGGCGCTATGGCAAGCAGCTCGCCGAACAGTCAGCTGGGTATCAGGCCGACCTGGCCGCCATCAGCAACGCTGCCGCCGCGCAGTCGCGTCAGGCCCTGGCCAAGCAGCAAACCGCCGAGCAGGCCGTCGCGGCGCTCGATCAGGAAAGCACTCAGGAAAAGGACACGCTCAATGCTGAAAATGAATCTCTGCGCCGCGCTGTTGCCGCTGGCGATCACCGGCTGCACATCGCAGGCACTTG